ATTGTTCATTTTGCTAATCATTATTGTCAAGTAATGACCGATGAAGGTTACATGAAAATTCAACTTCGGCCGTATCAAGAAAGAGTTCTTCGTTCATATCAAGATAATCGTTGGAATATCTTTCTGGCTCCTCGTCAGGTAGGTAAAACTATCACATCCTCTATATTCTTAACGTGGTTTCTTCTTTTTCATTTTGATAAGAACGTTCTTCTCATGTCTAACAAAGGAGCGACTACGAAGGAAATCATGGATAAGATTAAGGCGATCATGGAAGGTCTGCCTTTCTTCTTGAAACCAGGAGTCGCTAAGAAGGATGTAATGACAATGATTTTCGATAACAGATGTAGAATTATTGGACAAAATACCACAAAGACTGGAGGTATTGGTTTTACTATCCATCTTCTATTCCTAGACGAATTTGCTCATATTCAAGAAAGCATTAAGAGACCATTCTACGAAAACGTTTATCCTACTCTATCTTCATCAAAAATCTCGCGAGTTATCATTACATCTACACCGAACGGATTTGATCTATTCCATGACTTATATCAAGCAGCCATAGATGGAATGAATGAATATAAAGCGATTCGAGTGGATTGGTGGGATGTTCCTGGTAGAGACGATGCCTGGAAAGATCGAGAGATCGCTAACTTAGGTTCCGAGGAGGCTTTTAATCAACAATATGGATGTCAATTCCTTTCTTCCTCGTCACTTCTTCTGTCTTCTGAGGAAATCAAAATGTTACAAAAATTCGAGAGAGACTTTGAATTCAGAGAATTCGATGATCTTGACGATTTATGTATAGATTACAGCCAATTAAAATGGGATCCTGAATTTGACATTGATGAAATAGAAAGTAAAGAGAATTTCTTTGTAATTTCAATAGATTTAGCAGAGGGAGTCGGACGAGATTATACCGTCTTCAATATATTTAAGATTGAGAGTCTTGATAATAAATCCATAGAGAATGTCAAAACTCCGGGAGGGATTAGTGATTTCTTTGGTTTATCTCAAGTAGCTATATTCCGATCGAATTTACATAACCTTGAAGATGCTTCTAAAATATTATATGCATTAGTTGTGAATATCTTTGATCAAGAGAATTTGCGACTAATCATTGAATATAACACATATGGATCTACTTTGATCAAAAATCTGACATCTTTATATCCTGCATCAAATGATTTTGACGAAGAGACTATTGTTAGATATCATCACAGAATAGGAGCTAAAGTTAAAAATCCAGGTTTACGATTGAACAAAGATAACAAAAAGCTTTATTGTGACAAAACGAAAGCTCTAATCAAAGGCGGTAGAATCATCCTTAAAGATAAGAAAGCCATCGATGAGGCATGTCTCTTTTCAAGAAATCCCAATGGATCATATTCTGCACAAACAGGAAATGATGATATTTTTATGACAACCGTCAATGCTTCTAGTTTCTTCGATTCTCTTGATTTTGATGAAATAATTGAAGAGTATTTTGATCATATTGACGAGAAAAAGCAAAATCTAATTGAGAATTTGATAGAAAATTCATCTAATAGCAATGATGAAATCTACGACATATTTTGATTCCTTGTCCATTTGGTCGAGATATATAGAATAAAATTAGACAAAAACATGGCACTTTCACCCAGTCTACAACAATTCAAGTCCAGTGGTGTTTACCGATTGGAATTTGACAAAAGCCAAATTATCAATATTCCTGCCGAAACTATCCGATTGATCATTGGATTCTCAAAAAAAGGCCCTTTTAATACACCAGTATTCGTTCAGGATTCTATCTTCTTTAAAACAGTTTTTGGAGATATTGATACTGCTCTCGAAAGAAAGGGTTCATTCTTTCATAGAACCGTTCTAACTTGTTTAGGAAGAGGTCCAGTCATCGTTCTTAACCTATTAAAGCTTGAGAATAGTGATACTACTCAGTTCCAATCGGTTTCAACTTCTGCTTATATGGATAATTCTCCGGCAGTTAATTCACCTCTTAAGAGCCTTTATAACACAGATAAATTCTGGTTCCTAGATCCGATTACCTTCGTTGATTATGCTAATAACGGTACTTCGCAGACGTTGACAAATCAACGATTACTCAATCTTGCTAACGTAGGAAGAAAATCCATATCAATAATCACTAAGAAATCCGATGCTCTTGGATTTAATGTATTAGCAAAAGATTGGTTCGGCGTCGGTAAAGTTCCTGAATTCATGAGAGAAAATGATTATGTTATTGATTACATGATCGATCTAATCATTGTTGAAGGCGACTTCTCCAATTACACAGAATTGGCTATAGATCCTGTATTTGGACCATATTTTGATGCAAAAGGTTTGAAGAAGACCTTTATCGATTCGTATGGATTTACTCGAGACGGATTGAATTCTTTCTTAAATCTCGATCAAGTCAATGTTGTTGGAGTTTACACGGGAGCTCTCGTTCCAGAATTCCAAGATAAGAACGGAGCTAATCTTTACATTCAGGATCTTGTTAACTTAGAAACATCAAAGACCGGTCTTCTTCTCGGATTTGACGGTGAAAAACTCGATGATAATCCGGAAGAAATTAGCGGAGATCTAATCGATCTCGTCGGACACACAATCGAATCTGAGCAGCCAGCGATTCTTGACTTCTTATCATATTATGGAACTCCAGTGTCCGCTCTAGATTATGCAGGATCTACTGGTGATTTTACTTTCGTAATGTCAGGAACTGCTGGTCAAACCGCTAACGCCTTTGGTTATTGGGCAGGATCTACAACCGGTGTTACTGGTTGGACAGCTGGTTCTGGATATTTTGATACTCTTCGAGTATTTGGTCCTTCTTATGCCTTCAATGGACCTGAATACTCTGCATTTGCAACGTCAGCCGCTTATACCGCATTCCTTGATGAAGTAGATGCCGGAAAGACTTATATTAAAGTCTCAACTAATCCTGCCGGTGCTTCTGCCGGAATCAATTTCGCTCACGTAACTAGCAAATCAGTTAATACTACATCTAATTATGTTGATCTTCTAATCTCGAAAGTTGCGGTAGGAGTTGCTGGACCAACATCTACATCTATTAGTTGGTTCTACATTAATGGATCCGGTGTAACCGCTGGTGGAACTGTTGGTGTAGGACTTATTCCTTCAATGGATTTCACGGTCGGTGCTGATACGCCTAGACAAATCTATGCCGGTCTAAATTCTTCACTTTATCAAAACAATCTATCTGGATTGATCACTGATGGTGATGGAGTTGGATTAACTGGATCTACGGCTACTACCCCTCCCGTTTATGGATATGCTCAATTCACTAGAGTATCAACAAATAATCTAACTGGATCCACTTTCTCAGGAATCTTTACTACCGGTCCAGTTCTTTCTCAATTAACTAATTACGTAACGGTCGAAGCTTTTGTAAATGTCGACTTTACTGGACCGACTGCAATTCTTTCACCCTTAGGAACCACTTCTACCGCTCCGTTCTTCATAAGAACTCTTACCGGAGATATCAACGAATCATTTGAGCTATGGGGAGGAACGGCATACACCAATCCGGTAACTACGATATGGGTTGATAATGGAGCTTCAGGTCCTCTAGGTGCATCCGGATTCAATGGTGAAATTGCCGTTGGACAATTCCTCGTTATGAATTTTGGAGGAACCGGTGGAGCTACTTCTCTTGATCCTCTAACTGGAAAATCTCGCTTAACGAGAATCATTACGGTTGCTGAAGACAAGAATCCTTTGAGTGCTACCTATCAAAAGATCAAAATTGTAACCAATGATCCTATTTACATCAGAACTGATTCTGGTGTTTCTGAGATCGAAAGATACAAATCTATCACTGATTTCGTTGATCATTATCGCTTCCAGACTCTTGGAGGATACTCTCTCACACCTTCAATGCTACCTGATGGAACGTTAACTCGCCAAAACGAAATTCTGGATGTAATGTACAATTCAGGAATTGCTAATGCATTAACTGACAGAGAAGTAATCACGTTCCGATATATTATTGATACATTCGAAGGCGGAATAGAACCAGCCACAAAGATTAGATTGTCTCGTCTAGCTAAGAATCGTCAATCTGCATTAGCAATATGTAACATGCCTTCGGTTAAGCAATTCAGAGATAGTACGAATCCTCTCTTTAAGTTCGATTCTACTTCACCCTTTGAAGCTAAATACATCGCAGATGGTGGTAACCTATCGCTGAATCCAACGAATATATTCACGTTACCTGGAATTGCCGATGGAGCTAATTACGCAGCATATTATGGACCGTATCTAGTTCTTCGCGAAGCCGGCAGAAACATCAACATTCCTCCTGCGGCTCATATATCTAATCTGTATATCGATAAGTACACATTAGCCCTTCCTTATTCTATCATCGCCGGACCTCGTCGAGGAGTTATAACCGGTCAAGGATTGGTTGGTGTAGAGTACAACTTCGATAGAACTGACTTAGATTTTATCGAACCATTTGGTTACAATTCTATCCTTAACAAGCGCGGATTTGGATTGGTTATTAACTCTAACCAAACCGCTCAACAAACTATCAAATCTGCTCTTTCACAGATTCACGTTCGTGAGCTTCTCATCTACGTTCAAGATGGAATCGAAGCAATTCTTAAGAATTACCGTTGGGAGTTCAATACTGCTCAAAATCGTCTAGAAATTAAGACATTGGCAGATAACTTCATGACACAGATTCTTTCAGATGGCGGAGTTTATGATTTCCAGAATATCATGGATACCACAAACAACACTCCTGAAATTATCGACAACAACATTGGTATTCTTGACACCTACCTAGAGCCGGTAAGAGGAATGGGTATTCTTGTACATCGTACAACAATTCTCAAAACTGGAACTATCGCAACAGGTAACTTCATCTAATATATGATAGGGATCTTCTCTCATACAGAAGAGAAGATCCCTTCATAAATGATCAAACCGTATCGAGATAAATAAAATAAACAAAGCAATGAAATTAACTAAAGAGCAAATCCAAGGTATTGTCCGTCACACACTGACTTTTATCGGCGGTTTATTCATCATGAACGGATTATCCGATGAAACGATTATCAATGAGCTGATCGGATCTACAATGTCTCTCATTGGCTTAGTTTGGTCAATCGCTTCAAAAAACAAATAAAACTGAACAATGGCAGGTTTATCCCACTTTCTAAATAGTAGAGCAGCTACTAAGTATTACGAACCGATGTATCAAAACCTCTTTGAGGTGACGGTCATTCCTCCTCCTACCGTTTCTGGAGGAGAAATCTTGATTGAACATGTCAATAAGATTGGAGGGTTACTTCAAGATAAAGGTTCTGAAGTTGTCGAACAGAAATACAAATGGGCTACTCGTTCATATGCTTCTGGAACTCCTACTGGAACTACGGTAGATTTGGCCATTGATTTTTCTCTCAATTTGAACGATGCCAACGAACTTTACGTTTACAAGACAATTCGCGATTGGTGGAGAATTCAACACAATCCTCTAACCGGTGAACAATCCATCAAGAAGGATTACGTTGGAACTAT